TACCGGCAAACATGCCAGTCTATACTGGCTCTGACCATGTGACAATGGCCGCCGCTGGCGATAAAGACGGAAACTCAGGTATTCAGAATTGTATGGCCGCATTCCATACTGGCAAGCAAACGTATGATTTGGTTAGTTATTACCGAATTAATGTGGATAATTGGACACCAGGAGTTGTACTGGCGTGCGGCTACGAATCGAAAACTTATCCACCAATGAAAGTCCTCATCCGGGTATAAAGTTTCTATGGTTATAACTTTGAAGCCGCTAATTAAATTAGCGGCTTTTTTTTTTATTTTAAAAGTGTTTACATTTAAAATTTATCCTGTATAGTTCGCTGCATGTTGTTGATGACCTCCGTGTTGCTGGAAAACGAAAGTTTGAAAAAATGGCCGTTAGAAAGTCTCAGTTGTCACGTTTTTTGATTTCGATCATCAATCAATCAACGCATAATAATCTGACGGATAGTTTTTGATTTATTAGTTTGATGGTAACATTTGATTGGTAATTTACAGATTGACTAGATGATATAGCCGTTACCCTCGGGTAACGGCTTTTTTATGGGTGTTGATAAAGTCATATGTGGTTAATTGGTTCATGTTCTTGACAACATACTGTGGTTAGTTTAGATGATGTATGCCCGGGTAGTCGAAGGTCTGGTTGTGTAAAAGAAAAGGTCGTATCTTCGGTTACGGCCTTTTTTCATTAAAGTTTACAAACATATAATCAATATGTTACGCTTCGCATTATTTCATTATGCCAAGTGGTAATTCCAATGAAACAAAGATCAATTGATATCTTGTCAATAGAAAAAGTCGGCCACCAAGATCCAGATAATCCTTTAAAATTTATACTTTCTACAGATACAATTGATCGAGAGGGTGATGTTGTTTCGCAAGATTGGGAGTTGAAGGACTTCAAGAAAAATCCAATAACTCTATTCATGCATGATCATAAGACACCTGTTGGCGTATGGGATCGTGTAAAAGTTGAGAAAAATCAGTTAGTTGCGTATTTAAAACTTGCTGAAAAAGGAACATCTGATCTAATCGACACCGTTCGTTCACTTGTTGCACAAAAAATATTAAAAGCTGTTTCTGTTGGTTTTAGTGCTGGTTCGTATGAAGCCAGATATGATGAAAATGGAAATTTCGAAGGTTATAATCTAAATAACCCAAGTCTATATGAGGCTAGTTTGGTCAGTGTGGGCATGAACCAGGAAGCCTTGCAAATCGCAAAATCATTCAATCTTTCCGACAATGATACGAAGTTATTATTTACCTCTGAATCTGCAGAACCAAAGATCGAGATAGATCTACTGCGGGCTCAGAAAAATAAAATGTCATTGTTAAAAATTAGTGCGAGATAGCACGTTACAAAACTATAAATATAATATTAACTAAATCTCGGAGAATCCATAATGGATATCACTAAGAAAATTAAACTTAAGCGTGACGAACGTTTGAAGCATGTGGAATTAATGGAAGCATTGATGAAGCTTGCAGAAGATGAAGAGCGCGGTTTTACTGATGAAGAACAGTCTGATTTTGACAGTAACGAATCGATGATTAAGACTATCGATATTGAAATCGGAAATTTCGAACGCATGGAATTAGCTATCGGCAAATCAAAAGTACAACCCGTTGAAGAATTGGACGACGACGGTGTTCCTAAAAAGAAAGCACCTGCGGGCGCCGGTGCCCGGGCAACAGCGAATACTAATCCAAACCTTTTTCTGGCTCGGCAGGCGCATGCTTTATACATGAGCAATGGCAACCGTAGCGATGCGGCTGACTATTGTAAGCAAGTGATGGGTGATGAAGAAATGTCTGCAATCCTTCGTATACCCGCAAAGGTTATCGAACGTGCAACTGTTGCTGTGGGTGATTCGGTGACTACTGGTTGGGCTGCGGAACTTGCAACTGTTAATCAAGCAAATAGTGCGTTTATCGAGATGTTACGTGCTGCGTCAATCGTTGCTCGTTTCCCTGGTCGTCAGATGGAATTTGCGGGTGATTCAAGTATCAAGATCCCACGCCAAACGGGTGGTGCTAAAGGTTCATTCATCGGTCAGAACAAAGCTATTCCTGTTGGCGCGTTAGCGTTTGATGATTTGGAACTGACGCCTAAAAAGGCTGCTATTATTATACCAGCTACTAATGAGTTGTTGTCCAAGTCTTCACCATCTGCCCTGCAGTTGATACAGGATGACATTATTGCCGGAACTGGTGAAACTGTTGATGCAATCTTCGTTTCTGCGGATGCGGTTGTTGCAGGTGTTTCACCTGCAGGTCTGTTAAACGGTGCTGCTACTTCTGTTTCTGCGGGTGACACACTGGCCAATATTGATACGGATCTTAAGACCATGACCGCTGCGCTTATTGCGGCCAATGTTCCAATGATAACGCCTGTTTGGATCATGAATCCAATTCGGCTGAATTCATTAGCTCATCTACGTGATGGTGCCGGTAACAAAGCCTTCCCAGAAGTTGCCAATGGTATGTTGGGTATGTATCCAGTAATCACTTCTACCAATGTCACTGCTACAGAAGTGATCCTTACTGATGCTTCCCAGGTAATTATTGCTTCTGATTACGCGCCTACCCTGTCCATTAGCGAAGATGCGACTCTGGTTATGGACGATACTGTTCCTGCACCCACAATTGGTGAAGAAGTTGACACCGCTGCCGCTGCCGGAATTGCTTATGAAGGCGCCGGTCGCATCGCTTCAATGTATCAACAGGACGCAGTTGCTATTCGTCTGAAGATGGGAATCGATTGGGGTCACCGCCATATCTTAGGTACTTACCTATTGACCGCTGCCACTTGGTAAGGTTGTTTGTTTAACATAGTTCCCACCCTTTAATTAGGGTGGGTTCTTTAATTTTTTGGAGATGCCAATGGGAATTCCAGTTAAACTCAAAAAAGGCGGGTTCGTGTATATGGGTGAAGAATTCGATAAAGGAGAGGTTTTCAACGCACCTCATGAAACAATGGCCAGTTTTATGTGTGACCAAGAAAAACGGGCAACACGTGTTAATGAATCTGATTGTGAGCCTGAACAAGTTGGCACTAATAAACGGGTATTGATATTAAAAGGTGATAACGTGCAACAAGGCAATCGTGCGTCATATGACACGAAAGTTATGAACCCTAGTGGGTCGTCTAACGGTAAACCGGTAACGACTAAGAATAAATCTTCGCGTAAAGCTTCGTCAGCAACTACCGGGAAATCAACATCTAAATCTAACGTAAAGGCCGTGTCCGATGCGTCTACCAAGGATACTTAATCCGACAAAATGGTTCGGTGGTCAAAACAGAAATAAAAGTTGGTTAAGTTTTGGTGGCGGAACTGCGGGTTGGCGAAATAATCCGCAATGGTTTCAAATGGGTGATGGCCCACCCTCTTCACACGATGCTATGCAAGTATCCACGGTATATGCCTGTGTGAAATTAATTTCTGAAGAAATGGCCAGGTTAAACATTAATCACCTTAAAGAAGGTGAGCACGGTGGCCAGGAAAAAATAAAATCTTCAGCTTTTCATGTTCTTAGGAATCCGAATCGTTATCAAACACGAAGCGATTTCATTTTATATACGATGATGCAATTACTGTTAACCGGTAACTGCTATGCTATTGCGACACGAGATAAACGAGGCGCTATAAATTCGTTACACCCATTACCCGGCAGAAGTTGTACTCCGCATATCGTTCAGGAAACTGGCGAAATTTTCTATCATTTTACATCGTTTGATTTAAGTAAATCTGAAATAGGCGATGGGACAATGGTTCCGCAACGGGACGTACTTCATATTCGGTTATTTACACCGACCCACCCATTAATCGGTCAGAGTCCACTTGTTGCTGCGGCTTTGGGTATGGCAACTCAGCAATCTATAAAAAACAATGTTAATGAATTTTTTGCAAATATGGGGCGACCAGCCGGTTTATTAACTACGCCAAAACCATTACCTGTTGAAGCTGCCAAACGTCTTAAAAAGGCATGGGAAGATGCTCAGAATGGCAAAACGCCAATACTTGATAATGATATAAAATATCAATCGTTTACAATGAACGCTGTTGACTCAGATCTTGTTTCCCAATTTAATTTATCCGTTAAAGAAATCGCATCTGTTTTCCGTGTACCAATAGAATTTTTAGGTGAAGCCGGCGAATTAAAATTCAAATCATTAGATGAATCACAACGTTGGTTCATCCGGTCAACATTGGGATTTTATTTGAGTCATGTAGAAAATGCTTTTGAAAAATTTTTTGCAATTAAAGTTGATGAGAATATTTTATTTGATTTAGAAAGTGGCATGATGCGTTCTGATTTGAAAACTCGTATGGAAGCACTTAGTAAAGGTGTTGCCGGTGGTATTTTGACACCCAACGAAGGCCGTGAGTTTGAAAATCGTAAACCTGTCTCTGGCGGTGATAAAGTATATATGCAACGTCAGAATTGGCCTATTGATATGTTGGGTGAAGATGTTGATAAGCCTGTGGATAACGGAACTTCGTCTGATGATAATATGACCGAAGAAGATGACGAAAAGGTTATTCTCGAAATGACTAATTATCTTGCTGAAAAAACACTTGAGGCAAAGGCAGCGTGAACGAAAAAGTAAATAAAGCATTGCTTGGTTTAATTGTAAAGACTGCAAATGAATTAGCCAAACATCATTCAGACAGAACATTGAAATTAATTGGTGATGACGTTGATGAACGTTTCATCGTGCACGGAAATAATGTTGATGATGTAGTTGGTTTATTAGATGATCTTGATAAAACACAAACCACCTTTAAAACTGAAATTGCTGAACTTGTTAAACAATTATCTGATATTGAAAGTTCATGTAAAGATTTTTCATTAACTATGGGGTTAGAAGCAACTGAACGTTTTGGCAATGTTCATATCGATATTGATTCATTGAAAGGTGCAATGCTTGAGCTTTCGGAGATAGTTGATTCGAACGAAAACATAAATGCATTAGCTGTTGGTTTGAAAGAATTAACGGAAGAACGTGATAATGCTGATGTATTAGTAAGCGAAACATTCGGCAATATCGTCGCTGATATTGTAAAAGTAAATGAATCGCTTTGTCACATAACTGACGATGTTGCTGGTAATGATGAAGCATTGTCTGATCGCATATCCGGTTTAAATAAACAAATAGACGATGCTATACAAAACATTTCTGAAGAAATCGAAAATAAAAATAATGAGCAAGCCACGTCGTTTCAAAATATATTAAGTGATATTGCTAAATTTGATGAACGTGTATCGAAATTAAAATCTAGTATTGTTGGTTGCAGCGAAGATATTGCTTCTATTAGTAATGGCATGCATGCGAAATTTGATGCACTTAACGATGTTGATGTAGAAATTGAAGAATTAATCTCCGGTATTCGATGTGATATGGAGGTGTCGTCTGCTGTTATTACTTCTATATCAGAATGCATTGACAAGTCTAATGAAAAAATCGCTGAGTGTGATAAAAAAATAAAAGGTGTTTCTGATGATCTTTACGAAGAATTATCTTATGTTAATGAACATGCTGACGAATTAGCAAAATCATTAATAAAATATTCTAATGATTTGATAAGCCTTAGTAAATCGAATTCATTAATGCTGGAAAGTGTCGAAACTATATCAACTAGTTTGTCTGAACAATTTTCAGAACTTAAAAATGAAAGTTTTTTATCATCTGATAAAATAGATACAAAATTCGCTGAAATTAGATTATCACTTGTTGAAGGCGATGTTATTCGCAATGAACTTATCAAGAAAACTATTTCTGAATTTGGAGAAGATTTACAAAAAGATTTAGATATAAGTTTCGGTAGTTATCAGTGTGATCTTGCCGAACGTAATTCTGAAGCCAAGTTAACCATGGTTGGCGATGTTAATAAAATGTTGTCTGCAGATAAGCAGATGCTTAACCGGTCGAAACAATGGGTACCTGGTGTTGAATATGGCCAAAGTGTTATTGTTCGCAATCTCGGTGGTGTTTGGCAAGCTAAATGCTTAACTGCTGACGAACCAACTGTCGATTCTGATGATTGGGTTTGCGTAGCATCCAGTTTCTACAAAGTAACGAAGCTCCATGATCACTCTAATGGCGTAGAAACGATTATAGGTATCCACGACTCATTGGGCAACATTCACAGATTGTTTATTCCTGTGCCGACCATACGTTATCTGAATGGTGCTTATCAGAGA